CGTGTGTCGCCCTCTCTTGTTGCCATAACTCCACGAAAACCGCCCGGGCTGGTCGTTTGGGCGGTTTCGTTGTGCCTTTTTCAAGCTGCTTGAGGTTAGAGGCTACTCCACTTATATTTTACCATATTTGACCGGTGGGCGCTCTCCTTTTCTCTAGCCTGTGGCCGGTTCTTTTCCTGTCTCTTTGCTGCAGCTGCTTTATTACCTCCGGAGGCTGCGGGCTTGTTTCTGCTCCTGCAGGTGCCATTGTCCCTATGGAGCGGGAGAGCTCTGTCCTGTGTCTGGCGTGTCTCTGGTGGAGGTTCCTCTCTAGCTCTGGCCTTGTGCCGGTCCTCTGTGCTGCCTATCTGCGGGCGGTCCTATCTTGGCCATGGTCTCAATGTCTCCCCAGCTGCCGCCTTGTTTTATGGTCCGTCGGGTACGCCTGCAAGAGGGAGAGGGTTCCTCTGGTGTTATCCTTTGCCGGTACGCTTCCCAGTGCTTCCGGATCCGGAGCAGGATCCAGCGGGCAAGGTTTGGCCTGATGGTCTTTTCCTGCTTTTCTGTCGCAGTTATTAAAGGGTAAGTCTGCCGCCTGTCCGGTGGGATTGTCCGGCGCTTGTCCCGCTTGTCCCTTTACGCCTATGATTTGTCCCTTCCTGTACCGCTTTTGTCCCATTTGTCCCTTATTTGTCCCTTGACATTTGGCGAGGTTGCGTTCTAACCTCTCGGCCTGCTGCTGATCCTTATGGTCTCCCAGTGGTATCGGCTCCCGGTTTATTACTTGGCTATTGTCTAGGTGGTCCCGCTGCAGCTGCTTATTATTGCCTCGTTGTCCTTCAGGAGCTCCGCCGGTTCCATGGCCAGTATGGCGATAATTGTCGAAAGGTTCCCGACATAAACACCGGGGAGGGCTACCCTTTGTCTCCGGTGGCTCTTGTGTCCTTGTCCCGCTCCGCTGGATCCATAAACCTAATAAAGGCCATTCTTTCCGGAGGGCCTTTGGTCTTTTCTCTCTGGTGGCCAGCTGCCGCCTGTGCGCGTTCGGTTCGCGTAACATTCCAGTAACGTGCGGGAGTGGTTCGCGTATCTCTGCAGCTGTGCCGGTGGCCTTCTGGTTCCTCTGTAGGTTCCTGCTGCCTCCTTGCTGCCTTGGCCACTCTTGCCGGTTAATATGTCCGGCTGCTCTTTACCCTGTGCCTCTGGTCCTGCTGTGGCCTTTTCTGGCCCTTCATACTCACTTAGAGGTGTTGTCGCTCTACGTTGCCATATTGGCCGGCTCTTTGGGCTTCTAGCTGCGTCCGGCGGCTTTCTATATTCCGACATTTATAGACATAAGGAGCGGGGGAGGATAAAATTATTGGTAAGTGATGGGAGGTTTTCGGATTGATAATATAAGCGGCTCCGGGAGAGGCTGTCAAGCGGGGCATAAAGGCGGTTATATATGCGCCTGCCTCGGGTATTAATAAAAAGGTTTGTCGGTCTGCGTTTATATAGCGCTGCCCTTAGCTTTGGTCTTGGGCTCTTTAGGTGTCCACGTCCCTAGTGCAGGTCTAAGCGCTATATCCTGCATAACAAGAAAAGAGTCCACTTCCGGTAATAGTCCGGGGCGGGCTCTTTTTGTGTTTCTGCTGGTCTATTGGTTTTATTCTTGGGCCTGCAGCTGCAGCGGTGGCCATTGTTAGTATTCCTCCGGGAATAGGATTGTTGTCGCGGACCGGTCCCACTCGGTTATTATCCATATCTTCCCCTTGCTGGTTTGGTACGCTGCCAGTATCCTGCCCTCGCTTTCGATTGCCTGATCGTTTAGCTCCTTGTCCTCTTGACAGAGGTCTCCCCAGTCTTTCCGCTGGTACCGGTTAAAGGCTGCGGCTATCTCTTGGGCGAATACCGGGCTATTCTCCGCCTCGTTTGCTATGCCTCTGGTTGCTACTATCCTGCCGTATTCCATGGACTACGCTCCTTTACTTTGGTTTTAGTTAGATAATACCGGCACGAGTTCCCAGTTGTGAAGGCGTACCGGGTGGGTATTCGTGTCGGGCTTCTCCGTAAGCGTTGGGCGTTATATTGGCGCCTTAATAATTACGGAGGAGGTTAAGAAAATGATTATTGCTACCCGCTACACCTTGGAAAGAGGCCCGGACGGTAAGTCCTACGCCATTAAGAACGAGGAGGCCCCTTTGTGTCCTGATTGCGGCCAGCTGCTCTCTGGCTATGATAGGAGGCGCCGCCATGTTATCGACGGCTATGGCCGCGTCTTTTGGTTCCAGCTGCGCCGGCTAAAGTGTAAGCCCTGTAATAAATTACATACAGAGCTCCCGGACTTCATGGTCCCCAACAAACACTATGAGGCCCGAATAATAGACGACGTTCTCTCTGGCCGGTCCTACTTTTGCCCTGCGGACGACTCGACGATCCGGCGCTGGAAGAAATAAGCGCCCACCTAGTTTGCCTTTATGTATTCAGGAAACGCCTTTATTATTAAAGCTGCACAGTAAGAAAAAAAAGGGGGGGTAATATCCGAATGAAAAGTAATCTTTTGATTATGGCAGCTGTGGCCCTTTTTACTGCCATTGTTCTACTTGGTGGCATAATTGTAGGGGCTATGGTTCTAAACAAAAACGATAATACAAATAGCACGCCGGGAAATTCTCAAGCCGTTTCGTTGGACGCTGCTCCGCCTGCAGCTCCCGAGACAATATCTATACCCGGATATGCTCAATTGGTTATGAAAGCGGGTGAGCTCATGCAGGACGTTGAATTGTATAACCCCGCGGGAAACCCTTGTTATTTTATCATATCCATAATTCTGCCAGATGGTACCGAGGTCTATAAGTCCGGGCCCATAAATGCAGGGCAAAAGACAGACGTTATAAAGCTGTCGCAGCCTTTAGAGGCGGGAACATACAAGGACGCCGTATTAAAGTATTCCACTTTTTCTTCCACGAACGACGAACCAATGAACGGCGCTAATACAAAATTTACTTTGGAGGTGGTCGAATGAAAAAGACTTTTACAGTTTTACTTTTAGTTGTTGCTATGCTGGCCATGCCTTTTTCGGTCTATGCTGCAGACGAGACTTCCGGGAGTATGTCCGTTGTTTTTGAATATACCGCTCCTGAACCGGAGCCTGATCCAGAACCGCCAGCGGATCCCACGACTTATATCATAGAAATTCCTGCAACTGTAACGAATGACAACATCGAACATATACCGATTACGGCCTCAAAAAATACGATTGATGAAGGAAAGATGGTTACTGTTTCGGTGGACTGGGACAAGTCCTATGATAGTGAGGGGTATTTCAATCTTTACAAAGACAAAGGAGAATTATCCGAGGAGTCAATTAGGTGTCGAGTCTTGTTGTATCTAGATGATAATTTAACAGAGGGCGTCTATGTAGATTATTTTGAAACCACACGCGATAGGCCGCTTGTTAAGTTTCTAGCCGGTGAAACTACGCCGTCTTATGGTGGTCATATAGGGCTTAAGCCATTAGTTGAATACTCTGGTGCGAGCTCTGGCACCTACACCGGAACGCTGTATTTTAATATTCAGGTGGTAGATGCCGATTAGTAGAATGTCCCTCTTTTCCTACTGTGCATGAGGAAAGCTGCGCCTGTTATTGGTGGTTGTCAGCGTCGTTCAAAAGGTGTATAATTTAAGTGAGTTCTTCGAGAAAAACCTGTTACCGGTTTAATGGCTTGAGCGTCTTTCCGGTGGCGGGTTTTTTGCGTGCGGTTCCTGTGTCCGCTCTGGATCCATAGGACCGGTCAATAATACATATAGCCTCTAAAGCCTTGGTAATTATGCCGGGGCCTTTTTTGATGGCCGCTCTTTCGGTTTGTTGTGCTGCTCTCCTGTGGATCCGCTGGGACTGCTTCCAGCTCCGGGCAGCTGTGGCCATTCTCCGGAGGTTATTCCCGGTTTAGAAGTGCGGGCCGGTTTTTCGGTCTCCATATTTGGCCTCTAAGGGCTTTTCTATCTCTTGGCCATGGTGTTGCACCTGCTAAAATCCTGTAATATGGCCGCCTTTATCCTTTACCCGCTCCGGCGGCTATTCTATGGCCATTCCTTGGCCACTGGCAGCGGTCCCGGTTGTTATTCTGCGGCTCGTTGCTGCAGCTCTAGGAGCTGGCCTCTACTTCCTGAATAGGTTTATACTTTGACGCTGGGAGCTGGTGGCCACGTCCGGAGCTTTTTCCGCTGGTTAAGGTATCGTCTCCCGCTCCTGCAGGTGTCATTTTGTTATTAAGGCCCTGATATTTGTTATCTTTTCCCGGTCTTTCGTTATATTCTGTCCGCTTGGCGTTGGTTTGGCCTCTCTTAATGGCTGGGAATGCTGGGAGCTGCTCCGGTTCTCTGTGGTCCGCGCTGCTGGTTCCCGGTTCGGTGTATCGTGTGTTCTTGTTGCCGCCTATTCTAATTCAGGAAACCGAATAAAACCCAAAATAACCGAATGGTTACGCCTGCGGTCCGTTGTATCTTGGTTTCTGTCGTCATTAACCCCGCTGAACGGTGATAACTGCGACGGAAAATCCGGAGGAAATAAAAAGAGCCCCGCTCCGGATCCGTAGTCCGAGGCGAGGTCCTTCTCTTGCTGCAGCTAGAAAAATAATTCTACAAAATCCTGTCTAGTGATGTGCCTTTTATCCGCCAGCGCTTCTATATGGGCCTCTACATCGTCGCTCTTTATGCATGGGTCAAGGTACCAATAAACGACTTCCTCCGGCGGCTTATCCATTCCCCTAATGGCTGCCCGGCGTAGTAGCTGCTTTAATGCGTGGACGGTCTTTTTATACCATTCCTCGCCTACCTCGGTGCGCCTCCTACAGGACAATACCACGTATAAGAGGGCCTCTCTAAAGTCATTAGTATTGCGCATGGTAACGTGTCGGATTCCGAATAAGTGGCAGGCTTTGTCTAATAGGCTTCCTTCTCTGGTCCTAATCATTATTAGCGGCCTCCTTTCGTGGTCTTGGTCTCTTTGCTGGCGTCTGGATCATACTGATAATCGGAGAGCTCATCTAAAATATCTATAACGGCCTCTTTTATCCTGTCGGAAACCTCCGCCGCTGTGCCTAGTTTGGCTATGTCTTTGGCCAGTATGTCCGGGAGCTGTGATATCTGGCTGTGTATGGTGTTTATCAGGTCCGTTGTCATTCCTTCCACGTCCTCGGCCCTGTGCATTTTGCCCTCTAGCTCTCTAACTTCTAGCTGTGCAATTTTGGCTTTGCTTTTCTTGAGGTCAATCTCGGTCTTTAGCTTCTCGACTTGAAGGTCGGAGGTGTCGCCTGTATCGGCTTCCTCGGCCTTTTGCTGCAGGTATGATATATACCGCTGTATCGTCGTGAGTAAGTCGTAATGATAAACATTGCCTACCTTCTTGCCTATGATGATACCGTCCTGTGTGAGCTGCTGTACCCACCGGCGGGTAACTCCTAGGAGCTGGGCTATCTCTTTACTGGTGACTGTTTTAGGTTTATTGTTCTCGCTCATGGTTTTGCCTCCTATCTCTTTGGTTTGGCGAAGCGAAGTGCCTCAAAAAAAAGTTCATAAAACTAGGCCTTTCTTGGGCTCAAGCCGCCCGCAGGCTGTAGGTCCCACAGGAGGACCCGCTCCAACTTTCCCGCCGCCGTCTGGCCGCTCCTGCTGCCCCTCTGGCGTCCCTCTGTCCTCGTCTAATGGTTTGTATTGCCTCGCGCCCTGTCGTTCTTCCTGCTTTGTCCTGTGGCCTCTGGCGGCCTCCTGTGCCCTGTATTATGGCCCTGTGCGGTCTATCTCGGCCCATTGTGGGTGTGTCTGGCCCTTTCTTTCCGTCTCCTTGGCGTTTATTCCGCCCATTCTGGCCCTTGCCTGCCCTTGGTGGTATGTTTTGTACCCCTTGGGCCTTTTTCGTGGCTCCTGCGTCCTCCTGTGGCTTTCTGTGGTGGTCCTGTTGTTTCTTCCTGTCCTCTGGTGTCCTTGTTTGCCTTTTCCCGGGCTTTAGTTCTTCCGGGTGGGGTGTTATATCCCTTTGGGCCTTCTCGTCCATCTGTGGCCCTCCTGCGCTTTCCTGTGGCCTGTCCTTTGTCCAGTCTCTGGTTTATAGTCCGGGCTGGTTGTTACTCGTCTGCGGTTTCGGTCTCTAGCCTCTTTCTTTCTACCGCTCCTACTAATGCGCTCCATGCTGGATCCGGTACAAAGTCCTCCGGCTTTATAAAGTCCTTGCAGGTGTTTTCTGGTTCAATGCCTTTCCAGTTATCGCGGTCTAGGTTTATGCACTTTATCTTATCCGAGAATGATTTGTCCGGCTTGTACCAATGGCAGTTCTGACATACCTTTTCGTCCTTCATGGTTATTCCTCCGTTCTCCGTTAGGTGTTTATATCTCCCGGGCTTTGGTCTCTGGTCCGGGCGGGTTATAAATATGGCCGGTCGGCTATGGTTAACCTTCCGGCCCTTGGTCCTTATCTCTTGCTTAGTTCTCTGTTGACATGGTGTTCCAGTCTGTTTTCCATCATGGCCAGCACTTCTTTGGATATCTCTTTGTTTACCTTTTCGTTGGTTACCATCTGTGGAATGGCCAGTGTTCTAAATGCTTTTAGGTCGTTCTTGTCTGCACTCATACGCTGGAAAGGTAAATAGTTCCCGCTCCTTGTCGGCATGAGGATATTATGAGACTGCCGGCTAAATGGTCCGCCGGCTTTCTTCTTGGCTTTGTATCGCCCAATGACTACCTTCTTGCCTTTGAATACTTGCATTCTCAATGTGTAGCTTCTTCCTGCCGGTGGTACCTTTGGTGTCATTCCAAAGTGAGTAGGGGAGAGGCGGTCTCCTTGATATACAATCCTGAAATTCTTTCCAAAGGAGCCCTTTAATTTAACGCTGGCCTTGCCTTCCTCTACCTTGTTGGATTGGAGGATATCGCTCTTTTTGATGTTGTATGTCTGCCGGATCACGTCGGCCACTCTCCCGGGAGCTCTTTTCCTCATGTCGCTAGCTGTGTTCTTGATTACCTTCTCGGTGCTTTTCTCAATCTTCTTGAGCTGCTTGCCTACTTCCTCTAGTCCTTTAATGCCTAGCTTCATGGTTCCGTATGCCATCTTTTACACCTCCTTTCTGGATAGTCCTCTTAGGAGCTCTTTTCCTAGTCGTTGGCTATTGTCCTTGATTACCTCCCCGGCGTTTATCTCAATCCGCTTGAGCTGCTTATTGTCTCTGTTCCTTCTGCCTCTCCCGCCGCTTCAACTGAAAATCCTACATCGGCGTCAAGTCTTAATAGATTGCCTATAGCCCCTCTAATGTGTCCCTCTAAATCGTCTTTAAATTGCTCTGGTATATCTTCTTCGTTTACCGATACAATAAATATCCGCTCCATGTTCCTCTTCCTTTCTGGTTTGTTATTGCGTGGCCACTCCCTGCAGTAGCTTCTCTAGTATCCTCCCATGGAGCACCGTTACCCATTGTCTCGATTTGCACAGAGCTTCGGCCACCTCCTCCCAAGTGAAGCCGTCCAGATACTTCCTTCTCATAAGTTCTCTGTCTATGGAGCTATCTAGGGATTGTATTGCCTTTTCTATTGCGACTGTTTCCCTCTGTGCCTTTTTAATACTTTCTCTCAGGGCATTTTCTAGGTCTATCACGCTGGCTATTTTTCCTGCTGTTCTATCCGCTGCAAAGTTCGAGCGTGGCATTCCGTCTCCTATCGATTGGCCCGGGTACATGAGCTGCGTCCTCATGGTTTCCAGTCTTTCCTTTTGGGATTGTATTTCTCTTTTGAGGTCTATGTACTGCCTCAGTCTTTCCTTAGTCATTCCTTCTTCTGCCGGCTGCTTAGGAAGGGTTTGTTCTGCCGCTTGTCTCAATAATTCCCACCTCCTTGTGTTTTGGGTCCAGCTGTATAAGGCTTGACTGCGTCTTTTGTAGGAAGGAGGGAGAGCGGCTCCCATCTTTGCCAGCCTCTCCGTTTGCGCCTCTATCTGTCCAGTAGGTCCATACATTCTTTGCGCTGCTCCTTGATTATGAGTTCCTCTTTCGGTTTCTCTAGGAGGTGTATTTAGTCACTCTCAACATTACCTCCCTGTGGGCTTATTCTCTGGCTTGTTTCCCGGCTATCATTTCCGCCGCCTGTCTTTCCTCCTGTGTTAGAGGAGTGTTGCCCTTGGTGATCTGCTCCGTTGTGCTGGTGGCTATAGCCTTTAATTTATCGAGGCGGGCCTGTTCTTAGTCGCTTAGGCCCTCGCCTCTTTTCTTGGCGATAAGTTCCGCCAACATGGTTTCCGTCTGCTGCTCTAGGTTCTTGCTATTCATTGGTTACGCCCTCCATTCTTTTGGCTGCTGCTTCTGTTCCTTCTAGCCCTCTTAGGCTGCCTCTTACGTATCTGATTTTCGCGTCTCTGTCGGTTCCGGCTTGGTGGCCGTCTACGTTTATGAGTCCGTCGTGCTGCTCTGTAATGCTGACCATGATATCATCTTCCTTGGTGCGTCTCCCGGCGGTGCTGTAGCCTGATCCTGCTACTGGGCCATATGCAATGGTAAAGGCTTTTTCTTGGATATCTTTGTAATACTTAGCCCATGCCTCTGCAGCTTTTGAAATATCGCTAGCCATGTTTGATATCTGTGTTTCCTTCTTGATCATGTCGTTGTATGCTTCGCTGGCTGCTTTGAATAGGGCGCTGTCTCCCTTGACTCCTACCGTCTGAAATTGAATAATTTTCTTTTCCAGTGAGTACATTTCGGAGGTGATTTCGTCCATTCTCATTTCCGCCTGTTCCGCTTTGTCGTCGTCTCCCTCGGCTATGTGGTCGGTGATTTCCTCGGCTAGTCTTTCGCTTTCCGCTGCTAGTTCCTCCAATGTTGCCGCCATCTGGTCTCTTTTGTTGCGGATCCTTTCTTTCTTGTCCTCGACGTCTACCTTGTATGCTTCGCTGGCCTCCTTGAATGCCTTTTTAGCTTCCTCGTAGGGCTTTGTGATATCCTGCAGCATTTCTCTGGTTAGTGTGCTAGGGTCCTTCTTCATTTCCTCTAAGCTGATTGTCTTTGTCTCTTTCATGGTTTACCATTCCTTTCGTTTTTTAGTTTGGTTTACTTATCTTTATTGCAATTATCAGAGGTTCCGGAGAGCTCTTGGCCATGGATCCGCCGCCTCTGTAATTTTCTTAATAATCATCTATTTTTGTCACAGGCTGCTGGCCACTAGACTTACAACGCTCTGCTAAAAAGCAATCCTTTGGCTCAATATATGTCGTTGCATAACTGGCAAGCGGCTTTTTGTACCCTGCATTCCTGCTCTTGGTCCGTTTGCTGCTCTTGCTGCTTCTCCTGCTCTGCCTGTTCTTCCAGCTGGTAGGCGTATGAGAGTAGCGCTGTTCTTTTCTTTACATCGAGGGCCTTGTAAAGTCTTAGTAATTCCGCCGCCCATTTGTCGCCGGCTCCGGCGTCCGCTGCCTTACCGTTCCCCACGTCTATGGTCTCCGCTTTGTTGCCTTGTACTATGGTGCTGTTGGTGATATTGCTTGCATAGGTGAGCTTGTCGATTATATAGAGGTTAACCGCTCCGGGCTCTGCCTCTAGTCCTGCGCCTGCTAGTATTTTCTCTAGCTCTGTTGGTGTGATGTTCTCTTGATTTAGCCTATTGTTAAACATTGAAATTCCCCCTTTTTTTAATACCAATCTCCTGTTGGTGTGTAGTGGAGCCATTCTCCATTCTTGAATGCTACCTGTAGGTTTCGGCCTAGTGGCCTAACGCTTACCGGCGTCCAGCCTTCCTTGTAGTCGTTTCCTACGCCGCTCTGGTGTCTCTGGTGGGTCCTTATAAATTGCGCCTGCTGCTCTGGCGTTAGCTTATTAAATCCTTTGACATTCTCCATCTTTAGGAGCTCCTTTCCCGGGCGGCCCTTAGTTCTTTTAGGGCGGCCCTGTGTATTTGGCGGTCCTTCTCTCTGGTGTCGTGCTGCAGCTGGTATTCCAGTGCGGCTATTTGTCTGTCTAGCTTGGTTTTGTCCTCTGGTACTATGACTTTTAACATGGATCCATTCCTCCTTTTTGGCTTTCCTTGTCTCTAGTCCTCTGTGCTGGGGCTTATGCCTCGGTTTCTGCTGCTGCGTTTGCCGGTGGTTTTATTAACTCTGTCCCTCTTAGTCCTTGTCGGTGGTACCTGCTTACTACGGTGGTATATTTCAGGCCGTATTTGTTGGCCGCCTGTGCTAGTGTCATTTCTTCGCCCTTGATTTCTATGAATATGTTATCGCTGCGATTGTTGGATTGTTCTTCCTGTGTGGCCCATCTGCAGTTATCTGGTTGATATCCTTTGTCGTTGTCCATTCGGTCCAGCATTAGGCCCTCTTGGTATCCGTTTTCCATGGCCCATTCCTTGAATGTTGAGTAGTCGGTCCATTCCTTCCATACCTCTATGCCTCTGCCGCCGTAGTACTTGTATGCTGGATTGTTGGGATTGCCACACCTTTGCCGCATGGCCGCCCATACCATGTATAGTTTCGTAGGGGTTCCGCTGGCGTCTCCATGGGTGAGCCTTATTTCTCTGATCCTGTCTCCTACTAAGCAACCGCAGCTTTTTGTATGGCCATTCTTTAGGCTGGTTCCCTCGATTATGCAGGGGTCCCCGCATTCGCACCAACATAGCCACTCTTTCCCTCGCTTTCCGTATCCGGCGAAGCTGTCAACGGTTAGCCTGTTAAACTTCTTGCCGGTTAA